AAAATAAAAATAGCTACAGAACTTGAGTCAATGATTGACAACAGTATTACTGACCCAAAACTGCTTGAGCGTTACCGTGATGCACGGCAAAAAATGGCGCGTACATATGCTTATGAAGGCGCAACTGACTTCAACACTGGCATGGTTGACGTATCAAAATTGGCTCGGATTACATCTAAAGACAATGCGCTTACAGGCGATATTGCCTCATTAGGCAGAATTGCTGGCAACTTCCCAGAAGCATTTTCTACTGCCGCGACATCTAACCTTGCTAGTGCTCCGCGCCTAACTAGGACGGGAACAGGGGCTACAGGAGGAGCAGTATCGGCTTCTTTATTGGGAATTGACCCAATTACTGGCGCTGTTGTTGGCGGTCTATTGGGCGAATTAGGTGGCGCAGCAGCAGCTAGTCGCATGGCATCACCTAGCTATCAAGCTGGGTTGAAGTTGCGAGACTATAGAATTCCTGTAAATCAAACAGAGGACAGTTTAGGGCTATTTTTGCAAGACAATATAGACGCATTAAATAAACAAAACCAAAAGAAATAATGCCACTAACTCACGGATTCAGTGCTCTATTAACCTCTGCCGAAAGCCCTTGGCCTGGAACAGAGACTAAAACAGTGCTGGTTTGTCGTACCCCAAAGAAAGATGAGGACAATATGCTTAGAGCAAATGAGTTCCTTGACAAAGATGGACGCATTTGCAGATGGGTGGTGGTGAACAAGAAATGATAGACCCCTTCGTTGCGTTCGCTCTAGCACAAGGTGCTGTAGCTGGAATAAAAAAGCAGTTGCCCTTGGTAAAGACATCCACAGCCTCTATAAAGAATTCAGCAGTTTCTACCAAGCGGCAGATACGGTTCATGTAGCAAGCAGCAAGGCCAGGATTGCTTCAGTTGGAAAGACAGATGCACAGATTAGCGCACAAGCACTCCAAATTGCATTGGCATCTAAGGCGCTACGAGAGCATGAAAAAGAGTTGAAGGACATTCTTTTCTATAGTGGCAATGCGCCAGTGTGGGAAGAGATGATGGCAGAGCGAACTAGGTTAAAGAAAGAACGGGATTTTTTAGAGCAGGAAGAGGACAAACGTAAGCAGAAGGACAAAGAAATGAAGATTGCGATTATCATGAATACACTTTGGATTTCTGGTGCATCTGCTATCGTTGTTCCGCTAGTAAGTGTCGCATTTCACGTTATTACAAATAGGGGTTTTTCATGATTCCAATTATTGGCGCATTGTTGGGTACGCTTGCTGAAAGCGGCCTTGGCCTTCTGTCCTCTGCTATCCAGGCAAAGGGCAAAGAAGTTGTGGAGAACACACTGGGCGTGAAGATTCCCGATAATCCCACTCCGGCTGACGTTGAGAAGCTACGCGAGTTGCAGTACCAACATGAAGAGCGCCTGATTGAGCTGGGCATCGAGAAGGCCAAGCTGGAAATGGCTGAACTTGAATTGTATGCAAAAGCAGCACAAGCCGATGCCAACAATATCACAGACCGCTGGAAAGCTGATATGTCTAGCGACTCATGGCTGTCAAAGAACATTCGTCCTATGTCGCTGATTGCTATTTTCTGCGGCTACTTTCTGTTTGCCATGATGTCGGCATACGGCTACAACGCAAATGAGTCCTATGTGACCTTGCTAGGCAATTGGGGAATGCTAATCATGGGTGCGTACTTTGGTGGACGTACCGTTGAGAAACTGGCTGAGATGAGGAGCAACAAATGAGCATCTTCATTCCCGTCTTGTACATCTGTATGAATGGGCATTGCGAGTTCTTTCAGCAAAATGCCTACTACACCGACAGGCAAAAGTGCATAGCAGTTGTTATGGAAAAGAAAGAAGAATACGTCAAAATGGGTGCAGTAGTGGATGCCACTTGCATTGACCTAATTGTTCAGAAAAGGGGTTTGTATGAGTCTTAGTAAAGAGCAGGCAGGTTTCCTATTAGATATGTGCAAGCTGATTCAGTACGCTACTGAGCAGGGCTTTATGGTCACAGGTGGCGAGTTGGCGCGTACGCCAGAACAGCAGGCAATCTACGTTAAGACAGGCCGCAGTAAGACAATGAATAGCATTCACTTAAAACGCTGTGCAATGGACTTGAACTTCTTTAAAGATGGGAAAATCATCTGGGACAAAGCTACCCTGGCTCCACTTGGCGCGTATTGGGAAAGCCTACATCCTAAGCATCGGTGGGGCGGCAATTTCCGTTCATTGGTGGACTGCCCTCACTTTGAGCGCAACGTATAGTCATGTGCATATTGATGCAATAAATGTGTGTTAGATTCCGCGCAACTTTGCGGAGTCATCATGCAAGCTAAAGTTTCGCGTCAAGAGTTCATTAATGCTTGGAACCGTTATGGCTCCGCTACCAGGGTAGCAGAATATTTAGACATTTCGGAACGGCTAGTTCACCGCCGTAGACGCAGGATAGAAAAAGACTTGAACCAGCCGCTTGTCAGCGTTGATGAGCGAGGGAAAGCATACGCTCACATTCAGCCAATCAAAACGTCTCTCAATCGGGTTGACCTTGGCATCCTTGACCAGACCATAATCGTCTTTTCTGACGCGCACTTTTGGCCTGGGGAATACACAACTGCCTACAAGGGTTTGCTGTGGGCAATCAAAGAGCTAAAGCCTCATGCAGTCATCAGCAACGGTGATGCCTTTGACGGGGCTACGGTTAGCCGCCACGACCCGCTTGGATGGTCAAAGACTCCTAGCGTTATCGAAGAGTTAAAAGCAGTTCAAGCGCATCTTGGTGAGATTGAGGAAACAGCCAAAGCAGCACGACACAATGTAAAGCTGCTGTTTACATGGGGCAATCACGATACCCGTTTTGCAAACAAATTAGCGACACAAGCTCCGCAGTACAAAGAAGTTCATGGATTTAAGTTGGAAGACCATTTACCAGCATGGGAGTTTGCATGGTCTGTTTGGCCTACAAAAGACTGCGTTATAAAGCACCGTTATAAGAACGGCGTTCATGCCGCCCATAACAACACTGTAAATGCAGGAGTCAGCATTGTTACTGGTCATTTACACAGCCTAAAAGTGACTCCATTTGCCGATTACAACGGCAATCGGTACGGCGTAGATACGGGGACTTTAGCAGAGCCGTATGGCCCACAGTTTGATTATGGCGAGGGCAGCCCACTCAATCATCGGTCTGGATTTGCGGTTCTGACATTCAAAGGTGGTAGGATTTTGTGGCCTGAGCTAGTTCACAAGTGGAACGAAAATCAGGTTGAATTTCGGGGTCAAATCATCAACGTATAGGAGTTACCATGTATCAGTTTGAAATGCTAATCGAGTCGGGTTCCATCACCATCGACACTGACGATATGAACGTCATCAAGGTCATCCAGGACGCAGCCGCTTACTACGAAGCAAACGGTTGGGAAGTCGTGGAAGACATCGAAGAAGACGAAGAAGAAGTTGAAGAAGACGATGAGTCCGAAGACGATTGGGAAGAAGACGAAGAAGCCTAATCGGGGTAAATCATAGCCAATGCGTCTTGAACAGACGCTTGGATTTTAGACACGACTTGCTCAAAAGGCAGGTCGTTTTTTCTATGTTGACGCAGTATTTCGTTTATCTCATGCAGAGTCTGCCAAGCATAGCCCGAATGGATAGCTTTTATGGCCTCTTCTTCGTCATTAAATGTGGCGTTGATTTTCATGTTCATTCCTTAGTCTTTCTGTTGTTTGGTTTAGGGCAATTCTGAGGCACATCGGCTACACACCAAACAGCCTCTGGCGGCTTTTGATGCTCCCCAAGAAGCCACCTATCAATGTAGCAATCTGCCATCTTTTTAAGACAAGTGCGTACAACCCGTGAATCAATAAACGTCTTTGTGCATATTTCTGAGACTGTTAAACCATCAGGGAAGTTATGCAACAAGCCCCGAATAATTGGCGATTTTGGTGCATGGCGGACATTCTCAAAACTCATTGCTCCCCCTTTAGCTTAACTTCCACTTCTTCAGTTGCAACGATGTGGTACACGTTGCCCTCATCATCTGTACACACACTGTACATACCGTCTAGATGGTGAAAATTTAGCTCTAATCCATCTTTGAGCACGATTGTGCTATTTTTTGGCACGTCATATAGTTTCACTTTTGACCGCCATTTCGTTTAATGCAATGTCTACTTCAGCCTGCGCCGCCATGCCATCCTCATACCCACGGGCATAACTGTTCTGCTCCATAGCAATAAGCTGGTTGATTAGGCGCTGCTGTATCTCGCAGATGCGGGTGAGGCTGTCCATAGCCAAGTCTTTTTTGCTCATGGTGCGATGCTTGTCCGCAGCAGCGTTACGCTTTGAATCGTATCCGGTCATGCTTCTCTCCTCAGTTTGTCGCGATGCTTATACAGCGCCCGCTGCTCTTGCTCCCACATAGGCGTTGATGGTTTGTAGTCCATGTACTGTTCGTACATCTTCAACAAAGTCTCTTTGTCGATGTAGTAGTTGCGTACCACCGCCAGCTCAAAGATGTCCGCTGACAACGCTTTCATTGCTGACTTGTGGTGACAATCATCACCATCCCAATCATCTATAGCCTTGGCGCTCCACTTCAGGTCATCGCCTATTCTGCGTAGTACTCTCATGCTACCGCCCACCACACAATGCCACCAATAACAGTGACAAGCAAAACAAACAAAAATATAACAATTAGAACGGTTGCCATGCTAACGAATAAGTCGCCGCCTGCATCGGTATCTTCATCGCTCATGCCTGCTCCTTCAACTCATCCAATGTTTTGGTCAATCGTTCGATTCGGTCAATGTTGTATTGCACTACGCTTTTTGCGTAGTCCTGTGCGCTTTCAGCTTCTAATTTAGACCGATGCGCTTCTACCAATTCTTTGACAACCAATTCAATAATGGTGGGTGTTTGTAGGAGTTTTTTGATTGTTGCAATCATTTGCATTCCTTCGTAAACGCAGCAACCCACACTTCGCATTCAGGCTGGTAGGTGGCATACCCTAAGTAAAATCCTGCTGCAATGATGCTGGCGCATAAGCCAACCAGGGCAAAGAAGTCTAGGATGTATTTCATGCCTTGCTCTCCCCGCTTGCCATTGTGTAGCAGTCAACCAGTGCGCGCAGGTCTTTGTCACCCCCTGCAATCATCATGGCAATGCGTCTGCGGTCACGCTGTAGAGCTTTAAGGGTGGCTGTTTGCATGGGATTTCTAGTGCCTTTCATTACCAAGTCAATGCACTCCATACGGGAATCAAACAGCCCTAGGTTGTATATCGCTTCAAGAATTTGTTCTTTTTTCATGCTTCATCCTTCACAAACACGCCATTGGAAAGCAATGTGCCTTTGCGGTCTTTGATTTCCTCATAAGCCAATTCCTT